GGATTACCGTTATACGGCTGAAATATCTTTGGATATTTGGCTATTATTTCTTCTGTAGTTATCTGCTTGGCCATAGTCCTAGTTCTATTAGTTTACTACTCATGCGTTGTTGTGATCTTGTATCTACAGTGAGTGCTTCTTCATATTCAAGAAGAGAAACTAACTCTTTTATAAGATCATTACAGTTGTTTAATTTAGATGTAACTTGAGCTAGTTCAGCTCTACAGTCTTCAGCTTTGAAAGTATCCTTATGTATATCTTCCATAGTATTTTAATTTTCTAATTGTTCTGAAATTTCTTCTGGTAAGTAACCTAGTAAATTCTTCTTTGGTGTGAATTCTAACAACTCATATATAGCTGTTACGTCATCCATCTCAAAGTCTTTTCTCATCTGTTCTATGACAGCTTCAATAATTGGGTCTTCCATTTTACTTTTGTTTTTCTAGTTTAGTTTTAGCATCATGACAAGTTTCACATAAGACTTGTAAGTTATCTTGTTCACAGAACAACCTATCTACAAATCCTGGAAGGTCATTACTACACTTAAGACTACCTGCCCCTATAATATGATCTACATTAATTTTCTTGTCAGGAAACCATTTATGACACGCATTACATTCATATTCAAACTTCTGCCGTTTGTTAGGACCTTTATAGGGTCTACGAGCATTAATTTTACATTCTGTAATAGGTTTCCACCATCTTGACTTTTGTCTAAGAGCACTACGTATAAAGCTCCAAAAAACTGATTCTGTCATAGTACCAGCATTTCGTGTTTTAGCTACTGCAGTTTTACGTGGTTTAGCAATTTTTCTTGCCATAAATATTAGTTGTTCTTACAAAGATAGGTAAGTCTAAACAATTTTTTTGTTTAATAATGGGACTATACGGTAGTATACTTCTTTAGCACCGTAGTCTTTAATAGAATCTGCAGGATCTTTACTCATAGGTAAAGCTGTGTATTCAATCTCTGGATAAAGTTCTTTATACTTTTCCATAGCTTTAATACCAGGTTCATCAAAGTCAAACATAACAATTACTTTTTCGTATTTGCTAAGGTATCCTTCCATGACTTCTTTACGTATAACAGTGTTCTCTGAGTCTGGAGCTATTATATCTAAAGGCAGTTTAAGACTTCTTAATGCCATTAGATCTTTAAGAGAGGATGTGATTATTAACCACTTATGATTTTTTAACTGTTCTGATCCCTGTATATAATCTGCCACTTTTATAAACTTTTTATCTAAAGTTTTGGGTTGATAGATTTTATATAGCGTACCGTCAGTCTTGAAGTATCCGTATAAGTAGTTCCCTTTAATAGTTAGGTCAATAGGACCACTATCAATTTCTTTATGCATAGTGTATGCTGATAAAGGTCTTACGTTATATTCTTCAAGAAGTCTAGTACCAATATTAAACTGGGTCCAGAAGTATTGATCTTGAGTATTCCAAGATCTAAATATATGAGTGTTAACCTTATACTTAGATGCTTGTTTAAACTCTTGTAAATCATACCCTCCATTATTATGTAGTACGAAGTCGTTGTACTTTTCTACAACTAAAGAACAAGCTTTATAATAAGATAGATTCTCAATGTCTTTTACAAGATCTATTGCTGAACCACCTTTGCCTGATGAGAAGTCTTTATAGCGGTAAGAAGATTTCTTAGCGTCATAATATATACACATACTTGGTGTACGCTCTTTCAAATTGAAGAGAGACTTTATTTTTACATCGTGACCATTAAGCTTTTCTTTTAATTTGCAAAAATGTTCAAATATCCATGCTACTGGTACATCTTTAATGTCATGTACCAAGTTTTTGGTCTTAAACATAACAGATTTTTTAAATTAAAAAAAAATAGGGGAGTGTAGAAACACCCCCCGTTATATTTACTTATCCAACTTACATTTCAAAATCATCATTAGCTGGCTCAAAGCTTGCTACAGCTTTAGTTTGCATAGCTTTATAATGATATTGATTATTTTTATCAAACTTATCTAACTTAGCTTCATCTGCAGCTGCAAATTTATACTTAGGTAAAGATAATTTAATTATAGTCTTACCATTATATTCTTCTTCAGTACCTTTTAAGAAGAAATATAAGTTCTTTCCTTTCAATAGGTTAACTACTTGAGCAACCCAGTCTTCAATGCTTGATGCGTTTATTTTGTCTAACTCGTCTTTAAGACCTAGTTCTACAGCAATAACGCTAAGTTTGTTCATAATCTCATTTTTAGATGGACTAGTCTCATTAAATGTATCAATCCAGATACTAGCAGATACTCTTGATGATTGACCTGTAAATTTAGGTCCTTCTAAATCATCTTTACTAATTGCCCAACCCTCAAAACCGTCTATAGGTGGGGTTTCTAAAACTAATTCTAAGGACTTTTTACCAGTACCTTTAGAATCTCTTACTAACGCACTATAGATATGTGCGTAAACTACTCCTGGTTGTAGAGACTTTTGTACTCCACCTGTTGCTTTGACTTCTTGTCCTTTTGTGCTGAACATGTTGTTTGAATTTAAATATTAAACGTTTAATTTATACACTAGTTTTCATAAGCGGTGATTGCTTCTTTTACAAGTTGCAGATCATTCACTATCTCAAATGACTCAAACATCCCTCTAGGAGATTTACATGTATTTTCACCATTGTTAGATGTTTCAAATACATATCTGATGTTACCGTCTTTGTCTTTTTTTACTTTTCCAAACAAAACTATGGAAAATAATCCTTCTAAAGTGAGTTTTTCATCAACCATTTTACCAATAGTTTTTGCTTTAAACTTTTTCTTACCGTCCATATCAGTAGTTTCTTCTGCATGGGTTAAGATAAATATCATGAGGTCTTCTCTTAGATCCTTAGGTAGTCTAGCTATACGAGCTAAATGTGCACCGATCTGTGTGAATTTCTCATAACCTTTCTCATCTACTCTTTCAAAGAACTCAAATGAGCTCATGTATTGAAAGTCATCAATGATAATGTTCTTAATCTCTGGACGTTTTTCACTGATGTATCTTAAAGCTGCCTCAATGTTTGCAGGTGAAGCTTTATCATACATATTACCTGCAGGGTTATCTTTAGACCAAATTGTATAGTTCTTTCTCCAACCTCTGAAAGGTAATGGTTTATTAGCAATATTGATAATAAACGTTTCTTTTGGATCTAGTCTTTCTATACTAGTGGATTTACCACTACCTGATTCTGCAATTATTAAAATTCCTTGTCCCATATTATTTTTGTTTTATAAGTTCATTTAACCATGTTTTAACACTGACAGGTTTACCTGTATGTATAGCATAATAATCTCTTATAGTCATTTCACTATAAGGAGCATCTTCCATAGGTGCTGGAGCTTTGTACATTACTTCTGGTGTAGGAGCAGTAGGTTGTTTAGTATTAAATCTATCACTACTAGTTACAGCAGAAGATTTACTAATTGCTACTGACTGCGGATTAACAGTTCTTAATTCATCCAGTGACACAAGATACGAACCTTTTTCATTTAGTTCATACTCATCTTGAAATGTTACACTTGGTTGAACTCTGTAAACTGTTCTTTCAGTGTTGATAGGTTCTAAACCTCTAGTTACTAGTTCAAAGAAGAAACCTTTTTCTTTCTTGAACTCTGATGCAAAAATACCTACTACCATCTCACCACGAGAATTGTAGAATGGCATCTTCATGTTAAAATCTGTTCTTAAGATTTTGAGATCCTCGATTAATTCTTGATGATAATCACGAATGGCTTCAAGCTTAGCTTTCTTCCACTCTTTATGCTCGTCATCTGACATAAAGTTTGACATGTGCTTTTGTTTTAAATGTTAATGTATTTTGTTATAATTCGTCCCCGATGTCGGCAGAGACATTACCTGTTGTAAATTGACCAATAGATCTTCCTTTTGGTTTTCCTGTACCAGCGTTACCAGAAGCGTTTCTTGAAACTGGTTCTGGTACTTCTATCATACGTTGTCTTACACCATCCATTTTTAAATAGATTAGATTATTATCATCTGAATTATTTCTGTTTTTTAATAGATGCATGAATACATCTTCAGATTTACATTCATATGATTTTGGTCCGTAGATTTTAATGTCCGATTTATACGGACGGTTTAAAACTGCAACCATATCTGATCCTTGCATAAGAGCATCACCACCAAAGATATCTGATGATGTAGGAAAGTTACCTACAGAACCTGGATTTTTCCTAGATGGATCATCTATAGTTCTGTTAAGCTGAGTAAGCATAATGATAATAACAGGAAGTTCATTCTTAAGTTGCATCAAAGCTTCTACTGTGTTGTAGAGTGTTGCAATCTTTTCTCTCTCGTCTGCATTTTTTTTGATTAACCAGCTATGATCTATTGTAATAATCATTGGTTTACCACCAAGTTTATTGTAATATAAATGGACAGCATCAACTATCTCTTTGTTAGTGAGAGGTTTGTTAATTTGTATTCTACGTATGCCAACAGCTTCCATTGCTTTAACTTCAGCAAGGTGTGTTTGCATTAATCCGTATACGTAGTCATCTAATTGACGATCAGTACTTAACACAATATTATAATCCAAAGCTACTTCTGCAGCAAATGCTCTAGATGCTGATTGTTTAGCACCCATCTCAAATTGGAATTCTAATATGTTAAAGTCTTGATCGGGGTTTTGTTTATGAGCTTCACGTAATATCTGACTAGAAATCATAGTCTTACCACTACCGGGTCTTGCACCAATAGTTAATAATGATCCCCATTCTAATCCGTTAATACCGGCTCTATTAAAACCTAACCATGGTGTTTTAAAGGACTTAATCCTACCATGTCTTCTATCATTGATATAACCTAAACCTTCTGCTAGAATTTCTGAATAGTTTCTAGCACCGTAAGCTCTATCATCTGTGGGTTTTAAACTCATAGTTCAGCAAATTTAGCTGATCTAATAGCTTTTAATGAAACATCTAACGCTTCTAACTTACCTTTTAAGTCAGCTATCTGCATCATTTGTTCTACAGCAATTTTAAAACCATCAAAACTGATAGCTCTAATTTCTGTGTTAAGTCCTGGGATTGCTACTGTTACTTTTCCATAGAGCTCAAAAATTTGAGCTTCTTCATCTGAAGTTAATGTTCTGTCTTCCATTGTATTTATGTGTTTTGTATTGTAAATATACTACTTTTTCTAAAAATAAACTAACTATCTTGTAAATCTTTTAAAATATTTGGATTGTCAATTAATAGTTGACAATGGTCAGCTAATTTAGAAGCTACTTCTTTTGTACGAGGATCTGTTTTTCTAATAAAATAACTACTGGTAACCATATAGTTATAATCATCTAAACTCTTTAAATATACATAATACTCTGTAGCGTCTAGTATAAGATCCCAACTATAATTTGGATAAGCTTTTCTAAATTTTACAAATTTATCTTTTATTTCATCTATACCTTGTCTAGCAAGTTCTTTTGATGTTGGTATTCTACCTCCAGGTAATTTAGTAGAGTCTGGAAATATGTTTATATACTCTTTTACTTTAGCTAAAAAATCTTTACCTAAAACTTCAGTTGTCACTTTTATTTTAGTCTTTGTTTGAAACGTTTTGAACTCTTCAAGAGCTAGCAAACCTATTGGTGTAAGTTTTCCGCTCATGTCTATAACTCCCATTTTTTGACACAGTAGTAACTCTGCATCTTCATTAATCAGCGTCCCCGGCATTATGCTGCTGTTGTAACAATCCAGCAAAAACATTTGGTTCGGGGTCAAGCTGTACTTTCTGCACGTAGTCCATAATTGAAGGCTCATGATTATCTTTTATATATTTAACGATGGTTGCATATTTAGCACGAAACTCATAGCTTGTTTCGTATAAGTCATTGAAAACGTTTACATTATGGATTACAGTGGTGTGATCTCTGTTTCCTATTGTCTGACCTATTATTTTAAGACCATATTTCATACCTCTTGCTATATAGCAGTAGATATGTCTTAATTCTACAATTTCTCTATACCTGTGTTTACATTCTAGCTTAAGCTTTATGTTATGTCTTTCTGGTAGAAACTTATCAAACATAGTTTTTAGCTTTTCTAGCGTCATTATCGGCTTATATTCACCGTTAGATGTCTGTATTTCCGTAATAATGATTGGATAATACCCTAATTTCTCATAAAATGTCTGCCTAAACTCAGAAACAAGCTTTTCTTGCAGTGCGTATGCGTACTCTTTGTTTTCCATAACTATATTTTGAGGTTTTGTGCACAAATGTAGATAATTTGACTGATATTTTGTATATTATAATGTAGGGATTATAGAAATTCTACATATTCTAAGTTTATATATAAATCGTTTATAACATGGTAACTAAAAAGTTTTATGCCCAAAAGGATTATTTAGGTTATCCTATTCCGGGTACAATGCAAAGTATTACTGCTTCAAAGCCTGTTCCAGTAGATACTATTGAGATTCCAGCTGCTAATACTATTACAAGTCCTCAAAACATTCGTCAGAATAAAATGAGATATTTTGTACGTAAAGACAGAAATGGTAATATCATTGCTAACTCATTGATTGCTAGCTTAAAAAAGCCTGCTGGTCTAGTTTATGAGTTTCAACCTACTAAATAACAGTTATAATGACGCCTAGAGAAAATCCGTCTATATCAGCTTTTAAAGTGTGGGTCTTTCCTACACTAGTATCTTTAGTTAGTTTACTTATATGGAATGATGTAAACGAGATAAAATCTGATGTTAAGTTGTTAATGGCTCAGTCTAATATAGACAAGACCAGAATTGACAATTTAGAGCGTCAGATGTTTAAAGCTGCAAATGCTCCAGAAGCTCCTACTAAAGAAATTGTTGATTTTCAACAAGTTCTAGCTATTCTGCCTGATAACAAAACGTTAAAAGGTAAATATTATAAAACAATTAAGTATGACTTTTAAACAATGGGTTTTAGATCTTTTCAAAGATGAGCGTGGAACCACATCCATTAAACCTGTTGTAGGTTTTATGTGTGCATTGTTTCTATGTGTTACATTAACTGCAAATAGCTTTTCTCATGGTGATATTAAACCTTCAGATGCTTTAGTAGAGTCAGTTATGTACATCTGCATAGCAGCATTAATTGGTGACACTGGAGATAAGTTCTCATTTAAAAAGAAAGTAGATGAATAAAATATATTTTTTCATTATAGGTGTGCTAGTAGTCTTTGTTCTTTTACAGAATAAAGGTTGTATAGGTGGAGCTAGTCATCAAGGGTCTGATACTCTTGTAGTACATGATACCACTTGGTCAGTTCATGATAGCTTAATCTTTGCTAAACCTAAGCCGGCTAAGATTATTCATGACAGTTTGTTTATAGAAGGTAAAACTGAATATCTAGCAGATACTAATTATGCATCTCTAAAGATACAGTTTGATGATCTTGTTAGAAAATATACAGCATTAGCTATATACATTGATAGTGTAAAATTAGATACACTAGGTTATGTTTCAGTTACAGATTCTGTAAGAGAAAATAAGATTATTGGTAGATCCTGGCAGTATAATTATAAGATACCATTTGTTACTAAAACAGTTACGGTGACTAATTATGCTAAACCTAAGACACAATTATATGTTGGTGGTGGTATTAATACAACACAAACATTAGGAATACATTCTGCAGAGGCAGGATTAATAGTAAAAAGTAAATCAGATAAGATATATGGTTTAAAAGCCGGTTCTGATATAAATGGAAATATTTCTTATGGATTCCAGACTTACTGGAAGATTGGTAAAAAAACAAAATAATATGAAAAAGATTATTGAATTAGTTAAGAAGTTCTTATTTGGTAGCAAAGTTGAGAAAGCAGTAGCTGCAGCTCAAGTTGCTAATGAAGTTAAGAAAACATCAGTAAAGATTAAGTCTGGTACTGCTAGTAAAAAGAAGAAGTAGATATGGCAATGCCTTGTCCTGCTTGTAAGCAGCCACTTGGGTTAACATTAAAGTTTATTATTAAACATCCTGTTTCTGCATGTCCACATTGTAATATTATTATGGATTTTTCAGTAAATGATGAAATTAAAAACAGTTTTAAAGAAGCTCTTTCTGATATAGATAAGATAAAAAAACAGTATAAAGGAACAGTAAAATTTACATAATTATAAACTTTTAAATTAAACGTTATGGCGGGTATCGCAGATCAGTTTGCAGGTCTTCCAATAGAAGATCTGATTGTTAGCCCTATTATAGGGATGGCTAAAGGACAAGCAAAATTAAACGAAGTTACTTGGAAGTACATCTCTGAAGTTGCATTTGTAAAAGACCAAGATGGTAAAACTACCGCTCGCTCTTTAGATGTAGAAATGAACCGAGTAGTTACTGACGGTGATACAGGTGAACAAACTATACAGAAATTGTATAATAAAGTTCCAATGTTACCATTAGTACCGCTACCTTCATTGGCTATCACTTCTGCAGACATTGAGTTCTCTATGGAAGTTAAAACATCTGAAACATCAAAAGATACATCAGCTAGTGAAAACAGCTATGAAGCATCTGCAGGTGGAAAATGGTGGGGTATGAGCTTTAGTGCTAAAGTAGCAGGTAAAGTTTCTACTAACAAAGAAAACACTAGAAGTACAGATAATTCAGCTAAATACAATGTAAAAGTACATGCTGAACAATTGCCTCCTACTGAAGGTATGTTAAAGTTATCAGACTATCTAACACAAATGTTAGAGCCGTCTTTGATTCCTTTGACTGCAGAGAATAAGTAAGAGTTTCAGAATAAAACCAACATATGGCAAGATTAAACGTAGAAGAACTAGTTGGTGGTCTCTTAGAGGCTGCCATGGTTTCTCAAGGTATAAGTGAAAGACAGCATATTAATGCTCTTAGAAACTATTTTAATGACGATGGTACACCTATGACTAAATCATTTAATATAGGTGGTAAGGACTTAGTTGTACCTCTTTATATTTTAGCAGATCACTCATCTATTGGACTAGAAGAACTAGACATTGAGTTTAGCTGTAGACTAATATTTGGTAATGATGAAAAAGAAGTATCTAGTCTTAAAAAGTCTTTATTAGGATTGTTTAAGAAGAAAGGTTATAAACATAATATCAAAGGTATTGAAGTTGACTCTGGATATAATCCAAATGAAACTGGAATGGCTAAGATAAAAGTTAAGTTTAAGGCTGATGAAAAGCCTGAAGCTGTTAGTAGATTGATTGATGAGTATATTAAACATTTAGAAGACCCAAGTATAAAATGAACTTAGATAAATTAAAAGGACACATCCCTGATACTGTTATTGAACAGATCCCGGCTGTTATGGAAACATTTGGTGTAAATACATCTTTACGTCTTGCACATTTTTTAGCACAATGTGGTCATGAATCTGGTGGATTCAGACTTACGCAAGAAAACCTTAACTACTCAGCTAAGGGTCTTATGGGTATTTTTAAGAAATACTTTCCTACTCAAGCATTAGCTGATGCTTATGCTCGTAAACCAGAAAAGATTGCTAACCGTGTATACGGTGGTAGAATGGGTAATGGTTTAGAAGCTTCAGGTGAAGGTTACAAATTCCGTGGTAGAGGTTACATCCAGTTAACTGGTAAACAAAACTACACTGCATTTGATCTAGCTGTAGAAGATGATATTCTTGCTAATCCAGACTTAGTTTCTTCTAAGCATGCATTAGCTTCTGCAGCATGGTTCTGGAAAAAGAATGGTTTAAATCTAATTGCAGATACAGGATCTAGTTCTGAAGTTGTAACTACAATTACTAAACGTGTTAATGGTGGTACTATCGGTTTACCTGATCGTATCAAACACTTTAAAGAATATTACACATTACTTGCATAAAATCAACAGATAATGGCTAAAGTTAAAGCAGGTGACTCAAGAAAAGTCACTTTTGGAAAAAGAAAAGGTGGACGTCTACGTAAAAGTAATGGTCCTAAAGCTAAAAAAGTTAGTAAATATAGAGGGCAGGGAAGGTAACTCTTACTTAGCTCTCTAATAAATATATAGAGATATGAGAGCACTTGTTATTAATTACAGCCAAAAGTTATTTGACCTAATAGGTAAAATATTTTTAGTCTTTGTTGGACTATGGCTAATATTTGCACTATCCTTTGAAGGTTATATGACTTACCTTCACTTTTCAGGACAAGAAGAAAAGACCACAGCTATTTCTAACTGGTTCAGTTGGAAGTTTGATGGTACTTTTAAAAATAATCCAGATAATATTTGGTATGAAGAACCTAAGAAGATAGATATATCTTCTGTAAGTAATAAAGTCGTTGTAGGGTCTTTAGCTGGCAATCGTAATTTAGAGTTTGGGCTAAAGAATATATTAGAAGAAGTAGTTCAAGAAAAAGACTATGAGCTAGATAAAGCTTCTAATTTAAAAATCACTGCAGAAATAGTATATCTAGACGTATTAAAAACACAATCTAGTTTTTCAGTATTACATAATAATAAAGAATCAGTTGTCATTAGACTCAAAGGATACCTATATAAAGATGGTAAACTTGAGAAAAAAGTAACTGTTGAGGAATCTGCTGATGAGGTAAGTATGTCCGCTCTTCTTGTAGATGAGGGAGGCAAGTTTAACCAACAAAATTTAAGTTCAGCTCTAAAGAAAGCTTCTGTTTCATTGGTAAATAAACTATTATAAATGAAGAAATTTATTGTGACATTTTTTGTGACATTTTTCTGTGTTATCACGACACTTTCTTATGGTCAACAAAAGTTCAAAGCTGCTACATTTGTAGGTGGGTCTTCTCTTAACCGAGGAGACGTTTTTGATTATGTGATTTATGGTAATGGTATGAACAATGCCACTACTCGTCAGTTATTATTTGATGTACAATATGATAAAGATAACTTTGAAATAGTATCTGTTGCACATACTGGTACAGGTGGGAACGGTGGTATTTTACCTCAGAATTCTACTATCAATTTATCTTATTATAACTATCCTGGTTATAATTTTATTCCTGTAGCAACAGGTAATGCAGCTAATACTACTACTAATGGTACTACTAACTATCAGTATGCTCAGTATAATTTTGCTACTACTAATCCATACGCTATTTTAAGAACTACTCTTACATGGTCTACTACATCAGCTATGCCGTATAATAGTTATAGTAATTTTATTAATATTAAGTTTAGACTTAAAGCTGCTTCCACTGCATATACTTTTAATCCTATTAAGTTAAACTTTGTTGCTGGGTGGAATGCATCTGGTCAATATGATAATACTACAATGGAAACTCCATTGTCTACAGCAGTTATTATGAACCAAAACTATGGTAAGTATGTAACAGCTAAGGTAGATTTAAATACTAACTTGTATAACATATCTAATGTTAAAGTATCATTTAGAGATACTCTTACTAATACAGGAGTGATGTTCCCTGTTACATCTACAGGTGAAGTTGATATTAATCAAGCTTCTTTATCTGCTAATAAAGTATATGAGGTTACTGTAATGCATGAGTTAGATAAATTGTATACTATGTATAGTAATGCAATCACTATATCTGATTTTACTACAGCTCAAGGTGAATTTACATCTATGGGACTAGACGGATCTAACGGTCAAAGTATTAAAACTGGACAGTCATTATACGCTGCAGATATTAATCGTAGTAGAACAATAGATGGTGGTGATCTTCCTCAATTGCTTGCACAAGTAGCTGGTTTAGACACACTAATGATGTTACCTAGTTCTTACACTTCAGGTAGTGGTGGTTATATGAGTCTTCCTACATGGAAAGCATCTGATGTTACAACTATTGCCGGTCAAACAGAATGGGGATATGTAACTCCTGGATCTACATCTAGTACATTACGTATTGATATGAGAGAATTTCCTAGTAGTTCAGTGGCTAGCACTGTTAAAAGTGTTCAATTATTTGATATATACACTGGACCAGTTGAATATGTATCTAATGATGGTACTTGGGCCCAATATACTGTACCTTCAACGCTTATTAAAGCTAAAGATGGTACTTCGTTATACGTAAGTTCTATACGTGATGTTAATAGTCAAGGT